CTTGAAGCTGATGACGAGTCGCAATTCAATAAATTAGCAAAAGGTGCAGGTATAGAGATAGGTGCAGGTCTAACAGCAGATTATGTCTTCGCACCTTTACTTGGTGGTAATGGCTGGTCTAAAGCTATATATGCTCTTGGTCAATTTACAGTAGGTTATACAGCAAATATAGAAGCACAAAAACAAAGAGTAAAAGAAGAAGACAGAGTAAATTTTAAACCTAATCAGAATGAAGCTGTTGCAGCAGGTTTTACACAAATTATTCCTTTTGGTGTAACTCTAAAAGGTTGGAAAGGTGTAGCTGCGTCAGGTGCTTATGGTGGTACGATTGCTACTACTGAAACTTTTTTAAGAGATATATTAGGAGATAACGTAAGTTTAGATGAATACTATGCTTCATTTGGATTAGGTGCTGCTTTTGGTACTGGATTGAAAGTCTCTATAGAAGGTTTAGATAAAATATTTACTAAATATAAAAACTTTAAATACGACAAAATAAACAACATATTTAACTTAAACAAAAAAGATGTTCAAGTTGTAGAAGAAGCAACAGAAAATATTAACAAAGCAAATAAAATTTTAAAGAATGATATAGAAAGCAAAGGAGAAAACTACGACAATATTGGAGAGAAGTTAAAAAATGAAGGTTCTGGTACAAGTAGTCAAACAAATACAAAACCTATAGATGGTTCTGCAAGAACTTATATAATGCCTAGTCAATTCAAAAATACAAAACCTAACTATGGCAATGCTCCGATAATATTTGAATCTGACTTTGACAAGATGGCTTGGTATTTAAGATACAAAAAAACAAAGCCTCCTAAAAATGCAGATTTAATTTTAAAAAGTTTTATTACTCAAGGTTTTACAGAAGCAGAAATAAGACAGCATGGCACTAATTTGCATGAAAAGATTAAACAGATAGTTATTGATAAAACAGGATCAGCACAAGCAGGTCAAGGCAACACAGTAGGGCTTACGATAGAAGTACCAGCAGATGCTAAATATTCTCAAGAAGTACAAACTACTATTACTGGTAAAAAACAAAATTTAGGAGATCTTACAAAGAACCCACAATCAGTTGCTTTTATTAAGAAGTTAGAAAAGCCAAGACAACAACAATTAATAGAAGCAATTATCAGACAGTTAAAAGATGAAAATGTTTTTGTAGGTTCTAAAAGTCAAGTGCAAACAAGACTTGAAGGTTTAGGTTTGTTTAATGAAGGAGTCGTTAAATTATCTAATACGAGTGCAATAAAAGAATATGCAGAGATGTATGCAAAACTCTATAACTTAGTTCCTAGTGACTCATTAAACTTTGCAATTTCACAAGTTATAACACTTGCAACAGAAAATGTAGCTAATAAAAACCAAGCTTTGATAGATGTAATTAAAACAAAAGATACAACAAAAATAACTAAAGCTATTGATGATTTGTTTGACTCATTAACAGATGTAGAAGAATGGTTAACACTTGGTCTACCACTTAGAACTCAAGCAGGTAGAACTGTTAAATCTTTCGGCATGAAGCCAGAGCAAGGTATAGAAGGTAAAACAGTTGAAGAAATAACAGGCATGACACCAGCAGAAAAAGCTGCTGCTACTGCTAAAGTACCTGATTTACAAATAGATATTGATGAAGCAATAGCAAGAAATGAAAACTTTAGAAACAAATTACAAGAAGCTTTAGCAAAAGCAACAGAGTCAGGAGATTATTCAGAACTAAACAGAATGACAGTTACTTTAAAAGCAGCAAGCGGAGATCCTAGAAAATTAGTTGCAGTACAAAATGCAGATGTTCTTTCAAAAATGATAGGTAGTGGTGCTGATAAATTTGTAAGAATTATGAATGAGATTGGTATTAACGCTGTATTATCTGGTCCTACTACACAAGCAGTAAATTTATATTCTGGTGCAATGATGACATTTTTAAAAGCATTAAATAATTTTGCAGGTGCAAGTAATTATCCAGAACTAAAAGCAGCTAAAGAACATTTGTTCTATCTATTTTATAACTTAGATTTTGGTACAAAAGCATGGAAAAGATCATGGGATATGGAAGATAATTTTATAAATATTGGAAGTATAAAAGGAGATACAGGTCAACGATTTATTATATCTTCAGACTCTAGCTTCTTTCCTTTAAGAGCTTATGACGAATTTGGTAAGTTCATTAGATTACCTAGTAGGTTGATGACAGCAAATGACGCTTTAGTACAAGCACCTAATATTATTGCTGCTACTGCATTTGAAGCTTTTAATGAAGGTATTGCTAGAAACTTAGATGGAGAAGATTTAAACAAATACATTAAAGGAACTGTAGATGGAGTTATATCTTATTTACTTAGAGGTCAAGAAGGACCACTCGGTAGAATAGATCCACTTGATGAAGGTGTAGTTGGACCAAGACAAATGCAACCAACTGATGCAGTAATTCAAAGAATACTTGCAAGAGCTAAAGAAGTTGGTAAGAATGTTACCTTTACTCAAGATATAAGAACAGATAGTCTTTTTGGACAAGGTGCAAAAGCTATTAATGATGCTGCTATTAATTATCCTGTTCTTAGATGGTATTTAAAATTTACTAGAACTCCAAGCAATATGTTTTTAGAAACTGCAAGATACTTACCAGTTATAAATACACCAATGATGATGACTCTACCAAGTGGTAACAGAATAAATTTAAACCCTATAAATCAATTCTTTTTACCTGACATGATTGCTGATCTTGGTAGTCCTGATCCTTTTGTACGTCAACAAGCAAATGGACAAATAAGAATGAGTTATGCTTTAGGTATGTTGATGATGTTGTTAACTAATAAACAATTTGAAGATGTAGATGGGGAATATAAGAAAGAATTTTTAACAGGTGGTGGTCCTAATTTTTATACAAAAGAGGGTGCAGCACAATGGATTTCTATGTATAAAAATGGTTGGAGACCTTATAGTAAAGCTATTTTGCAGTTTGATGAATATGGTGAACCTTTAATTAGAAATGGTAAACCAGTTTATTTATATAAAAGTCTTGAACATATCCCCGATCCACTAGCTTCTCTAGTAAGACTTTGGCTAGATTTTTCAGAAATGTCTCCACTCATACCAGAAGACGGACAAGGTATAGATGAATATGTAGGAACTTGGCTTGCATTTATGGGTCGTAATATGTTTAACAAAACATACACAAGTCAAATAAATGAACTTCTTAACTTAATATCAGCAGGTTTTAATTTGCAACCACAGACTACAGATGAAGGTTTGAAGTATAGAGATAAAAAATTTATTGATTATGTAGGCAGACAAGTATCTTCTTCTTCAGTTCCTTATTCTGGTTTGTTAAAAAGATTATGGCGAATACCAGCAGATGTTTTAACAACAATGGGATTTTCAGAAAGAGAAGCTAGAGAACTAGCAGAGTCAGAAGGAGACTATAGCAAATTAAAATGGTTTATTAAACGTGATTCAAGCACTTACTCAGGAGATGGTGCTAATGAAAGCTTGCCATATAGTGACGAAGACTTTAACAAAGCAAATCCTGTCATACAATACCTTCAGAATATACTCGATAAAAGTTTAAAAGAAATTGTACCTTTAAATTTAGGTGGTAAGTTACCAGCACAAGTAGAACATATAACTAATCATGTTATTACTTATCCACAGAAAGAAGGCTTTGATTTATTTTCTACAAGAGGTATAAGTGAAAGTAACAACTATAAAGTGCTTGACGTACAAGCAGCAATAGGAAAAATCTTACCTTCCCCACCAGATATAATAAGAGGTTCAGTATTTCCCAACCTTCAATCAAAAGATTTTATACCAAAAAAATTAGATAAAAATGAATACAATACTTTAAAAGTTTATACAAATACAGTTGAATTAAAATATAAAGGTAAAAACATGAACATAAGAGAAGCTATAAATGCTGAGATAGATTCTGATTATGTTCAAGTAAGATTATCAGGTATAAAAAGATTTGGATTAGATAGTGAAGAAGGAAAAAGATTTTCAGAAGAAGTTTTCCAAGTATTGTCTAAAATAAATACCAAATTTATAAAAGCAGGTATGATAGAGTATATGCTCAATGAAATGCCAGAAGAAGACAGAAACAATAGAATAAATGCAGTAGAAAACAAAAATATCAAGTTCAATGATATATTGCTAGAAGAGTTTGAAAGACTTAATCTAGGTACATTTAGTAACAGTTCCTTTTAATTATGGCTACTAATACAACAGCTACTACACAAAATCATAATGGTACAGGTAGTCAAAATAACTTTGCCATATCGTTTGCTTTTTTAGAAAATACTGAAGTTGATGTAAAAGTAGGCGGTGTTCTTAAAACATTAGGTACTCACTATAATATTGTTGGCTCTCAAGTACAATTTACTTCTGGTAATACACCTCCAAGTGGTACAGCTAATGTTGTATTTATAAGAGATACAAATATAAGTGCAAAGAAAGTAGACTTTGCAGATGGTAGTGTTTTAACAGAAACAGACTTAGATAATAATAGCGATCAAATATTATTTGCTCAACAAGAATTTACTAATGATTATGTAAAAAGAGATGGTTCACAAACAATTACAGGTAATTTAGTTTTTGAAGGGGTTACTGATGATGATAATGAATTAACACTAGCAATAACAGATCCTACTGCTGATAGAACAATTACTGTACCTGATATTACAGGTACACTTATAACTTCAGCAGATACAGGCACAGTATCAAATCAAATGATTGCTGGTGATGCTGTTACAAATGCAAAAATAGCAGATAACAGTATAGATTCTGAACACTATGTAGATGGGTCGATTGACAATGTACACTTAGCTAATGATGCAGTAAACGGAAATAAGATAGCTGATGATTCTATTAATTCCGAACATTATGTAGATGG